AAACTTGGTGCTATTAGTATCGACAGAATTAGCAGAATCCAATTTAGCCTTAACTTCATTTAGTTCTGTTTTTAATTCTTTTACTTCTTGCTTTAAGGTAACTATTGTTTTTACTGTCTTTGTAATTACCTTCTTGTTATCCTGAGAAGCCACACCCTGCACCGCTTCACTCTGCACTTGGCTTTGCTTTACTTTGTCTTGCAACTCTTTAATCTGGTTATCGGTCTTAGTTCCGCAACCTATCAAAGCTATTAATAATAAATAGCGCATTACTTAAACTTTTTAAGAGCCTTAAGGTCTACTGCCATTTCCAGACGAGCCGTACTCGCTGCGTTACTGCTATCACTTTTACGCACCATTTCATACAAGCTGCCTATCTTTTCGTCTTGCTTTTCGTTACGCTTTGCATTGTCGATATAGAGGTAACTAATACCGCATATACATAAAAACAACATACCCACGACAGGGTTTTTGCTAAACTCTTTGAATGAAATTGGTAACGGGTTTGTCGATACGTTTACGCTTCTTGCTGCTTTTGCCATATTATTTACGTTTCCAAAAGAATAAGATTAGCGTAATTATCAATATAAGCGCGATTAGAGCCTTATAAAATTCGCTGAAGGACTTATCCTTAGTTTTAGTTATCTTCGAAATTTGAGTACTTTCTGTGCGATTTAGAGCCATTGAGTCCGTCTTGGTCTGCTTACTATCTGTCTGCTTCTCTTTTGTACCTCTTGTATACGTTTCGGTGTACTTAGGAATAGTTATCATACTATCCTTAGTAACCCACAAAGTATCGTAGTAAGTAATGGTCTTGGTAAAATACTCTTCCTTTTCTACTATTTTAGTTACGCTATCTAAAACGATAACACGCACCGAGTCAAAAGTTTTAACTACTGTGCTATCTAAACGCTCCGATGCCTTCTTAACTGAGGCGCACGAAGTAAGTAATAAGGCTAAAAGTATTAATCTCATTTAAGCTTTTTGGTCATTTTGTAATAGTATCTAATAGCCATACCGCCAGAAACAATAGCCACCAAACTTGCAATCAATGTGAATAGTGGTTGAATACTTGTAATGCTTATTGTTGCACTTACTACTGATACAATTGTTGATTGGTCTGCTTGGTGGTTATTTTCCATTAAAGTTCTTCTTCTTCTTGTTTATTAAAGTCAATGCCGGTAGTCCAATCTTCTAAGAATGTAAAGTCCTCAAGACCTTGTTGATTGACTACGTTAATTATTACAAAGTCAAATTCTTTATCATTTAAGGCTTCAATATCTTTAGTCAGCTTCTTGATGCCTTCTTTTGAGTACTTGTAATTCCCTTTGTCATCTAATAGTAAACAGTCCTTATCGTCTGTCTGCGCATTGTCTAAACGCAAGATTTCAACTTCGGCTTGGTAGTCCTCGTGGTGTTGTTTTACCTTCTCGTAAATTTTAACGAGTTTCTTTTGTGTCTTAGTTTCAGAATTACCGATTACGGCATTAAGGTTGCTCACTAATTGGAGCAGTTGTTTGTTCTTCATTTTCGTTGTTTTTTATTTGTAAAGATAATTGTGGATTGCTAAACGGCAAAGGTAAATTTACGATTGGCGGGTTTTTAAGGTTCTCAATCTGTATAGCTAAGTTTTCATTCATAGCTTCTACGTTAAGACCTGCTTCTAACCAAGTATATACTTGCTCATAAGTTAAATCTTCGTAAGCAGTAAAGTCAGTTTCCGAAGGTGTTTCGCAAGACAATACTCCGTAAATATCTGCAAAGTATTGTTCGTCTGTACCCTCATAACGATAATGCACTTTTTTAACTACGTCTTTTAATTTGTCCTCTGAAGGTGCGGTATCCATTTGAACCACAACCCATTTTGTTTCTAATGCCATTTTATATTTTTAAGGTAATGATGAATAAACATTAATAAAGTATATTGTGCCGTCAATGTTTACAGGTAGGTGACCACCTGAATTGAACGCTTGCCCTGTATTTCTTGCACCTATCTTGATTGCTGCCCTGCCATACCCCGTGTCTGGTTCTCCTGTTTTAATTGAATCTGAGAATGTAGCTGCACCTGTAGTTCCTATAATTAAAGGACTTCTAACTACACTAAAATCAGAACTTGCTTGTCTTAATGTAAAAGTTCCAACTGTTGTTGTGTTAGCTCCATAAGATTGCCAAAAAGCACCATTTGCTCCTTCTTGTGATAATGTAGTTCTATTTGCTCCGTGTCCTGTAATTGCACCGGTAGACATTATTGCACCTACAACATTTAATTTTTCAGGTGCTGATGTACCTCCTATACCTACGTTACCCCCACTTGTTATGCGCATACTTTCTGTTGCACTTGTATAAAATTGTATTGTACTACCCCCAATACCTAATGGTATTAAGCTTCCAATAGAGTTTATTCCAAATATATCAATACTATTACTATAAGAACTATTAGTGTTAATGTATAATCTTTTATCTGTTGTAGCTCCTTGAATTTCTAATTTACCAAAATTAGGAGTGCAACCTATACCAACTAAACCGCCTTCTGATTGTAATGATATATTAGCAGCACCAACTCCACCATTAACACCTTGTATGTTCACAATATCTGTTAATGCAGATGCTCTTGCAAACTTAATATATCTTGTATTTACAGTATTAGTATCTCCTATGTAAGCAAGAACTGTAGTTTGCGCAGTCCCTAAAGATGCTATTCCACTTGCCGTAACCGAACCTGTTACCCCAAATGCTCCGTTTTGAATACTAACTAATCTATTACCATTTTGAGAAACAATACCAAAACCTGCATTTGAACTATATCTTAAATCTCCACTTGTTAAATATAATTGACTTGATGCCCCTATTGTTACATCACTTGAGAATGTAGCTGCTCCTGTAGAGGCTATTGTAAGACGTGGGGTGTCAAATGTACCAAGAATTAAATCTTTTGCAGATGATGTCCTTAAATAAGTTGCAGTACTATTTGCATATAATAAAGCAACATCAGTAGTATTTCCTATTTTTATACCACTACCAACAGAACCCCTTAAGTCCATTGTCGGATAACCACTACCATATCCCGAAGGTGACGTAGTTCCCAATCCTAAATTCCCACTCGCATCTAACGTCATTGCTTGGGTAAAGGTTATAGCGTTACCTGCCGTTCCTGAAGGAGCTTGTGACCAAGCTATTGAACCATCTGTATTATGATAAGTTCTTGAAGCTCCTGCCGTTCCAATATATCGATAATTAGAACCATCATAGTAAGCATTAGCAATAATTGAAGCATCGTTGCCTGTACTCCAAAAAGAAGCATTCTTAACTTGTAATGCGGTAAAACCACTCGCCCACGCACTCGGGCTTACTCCTAATCCTAAATTGCCTGAAGTATCAATAACTGCTCTTTGAGAACCATTTGTCATTAATGATAATTCATGATTAGAAGCAGTCCCTAAATATACACCCAAGCCGTTAATAGAAACCATTTCTCCTATTACTGCATTTGAGTTAGTTCTTATTGATGCTCTTGAAGTTGTATTAACTGAATTTGAATTTGAAACTAATAATCTTGTAGTAGCGTTTTGATTTTTTGTAATTTCAAGAATTTCACTTGGAAATGCATTATTAATACCTACATTAGTACCATTATCAAACACTAAGCTATTCCCTATTGTACTTGCGCCTGTAAACTTAGGTAGGTAGTTAGTAGTACCTGTACCCGTTACCGGATTAGTTAAAGTAGAAACAGAACCATCAGCCATTAAATATTGACTTGATGTACCGCCTGACTTAACTAAAGTAGTTGCGTTTAAAGTGCCTATGATTGTCGCAGCGTTACCCGAACCGCTTGTCTTGTTTATGTATAATCCTTCGCCATTACCACCCTTAGTGATATTTAAAGCAATACCACTACCGCTTGAATGTGTTATTCCAACTGTATCGCCACTACCAGAACTTGAAAAAGTACCTTTAGCGGCAAGTAAAGTAAAAGTTCCTAAATCTAAGTTAGCCGTTGCGCCCGTATAAGGAACGTAACCCGTAAGTCCGCTTGTATAATTAGGGATATTTAAAGTAGCACCTACTAAGGTAGCAGCACCACTTGTTCCTGTTGTTGTTAAAGTAATAGCGTTCTGCTTAGAATTAAAAGAAGCCCAATCTTCACTTGATAAAGCACCTCGATTAGTAGCACTTGCAGTAGGTACGTTTAAAGTAATTACCGGAGTAGTAGTTCCGTTAGCAACAGTTGAACTTAAATCAGTTCCTGTAGTTCCTATTGTTAAAGCAGCTACCGAAGTAACAGTTCCGCCCGTTAAATCACTAACCATAGCAAATGTTCCGTTTTTATCTGGGAACAAATATTGTCTTGTAGTAGTACCAAGTAAAGCAGAACTTAAGTCCACATTCTTTTGACTTAGGTCTGTTTGGCTATATCTTATATACAAGCTATTTTGTGCAAGTGCATATAATGAAGTATAGCCATCTGCACCAGAATTAGAACCACTGTATTGTTTAAAAGCAAGGTAACTTCCTGTGTCAGTTCCATTACCATTTAAAATATTATTTTGAGCAGTTATGTTATTAGTTCCTAAATTAACGTTTGCAGTTGCACCTGTGTACGGAACAAAACCTGTTAAAGAAGGGAAGGTTTCTAAAGTACCATTCCCACGAATATACTGAGCCGTTGTGCCATTAAAAGTTAAACCTAAAGTTCCGCTTGTAGTTAAAGGACTACCAGATACGCTTATCGCATCGCCACCAACTGTTAAAGCTACACTTGTAACTGTACCTACCGCACCGCTTGAACGCTGCCAAATAGTACCGCTATAAATCACATAATCGCCAACCGCAAAAGTAATACCACCCGCACCAAAATCTACTGTTCCTGCTACGTTACAAATATAAACATCTCCCGTGTCGCCCGTTCCGTTTGCAAGTGTAGGGGTGTTAGTAGATGCGTTCCAAGTTCCTTTGTATTCCATAATAGAACTTGGTAGCTGACTGATAGGAACTTTACCGCCACTATCAAGTGAAGCATAACCATTAGCGTTGCCCTTCTCACTTCTTAACTGATAGGTATCTAAAAGTGCTTGTGAAGGGAATACTTCAACATAAGCAGAACCAGACCATAAGTAAAGTTTCTTTGTGTCTTTAGCGCAATATATAACGTCAATAGTTCCCGGATTAGGGAACGCTGCAAGGTTAGTATAAAACGAAACTGCACCGCTAAATATCGCCCCTAATTGCGCAAGTGTAATCTTCTTACTCACTCCCGTTGTCGGGTCGCCTATAATAGTTAAATCTGTGCTAACTGGTGCTAACTCGGTAGCTAATTGGTTAATTTTTTTGCCTATCATTCTGTATAATTATAGATGCTCGGTACTTGGCATCTGTCGTTTAAGTAAGGTAATTCCATTGTAATGTCTATCTTAACTCCTGCAAGATAGTCAGGGTCGCTTTCTGTAAAGTAAGTCAAAGGTGCGGTATCGCCAATATCCCAAATAGCTTTAGGGTATCTAAGCTGCGCAACTATGTCTTGACCTACTAAAGTCATATCCGATAAAACCTCAGTTTCGTTTGTTTCCTCCATTAACATTCTGTCCATAAAATAAAGGCTAAAATTATAAGTAATATTTTTAGCGTTTATAGTCGCACCCGTTAGCGTGTAGAACATAGCCGGATAAGTTACCTCTCCGTTGCTTAAACGTTCCCATACATCGCCAAAGTAAACAAAGTTAATTTGTTCGTGGTCGTTTCCGAGTGTCGTTATTTGTTTGACGATTTGGTTTAGGCTCAGGCTCATTCTTAATTTTTTCTAAATAAACACGCAGTTTATTTTGGTTTTTAATCGTTGTTACTTTACTCATAATTAGCAATCACTACAACCTCTGTTACCTTGATAAAGTTCCTCGAAGCTTTTACCTGCGCAGCAATCGAAATCACCAAGCCAAACGCTCGTTGTGTAAGCATCGTTCTCAGGGTGTATTGCATCAATGCCACTTCCGGGATTAAGGTACTCAGGGTAAGTTGTAGAATATTCTTTTAGGTATTTAATCATTCTTTGCTTGTAGAACTCAGCACGAGCCTTGTATCTATTAGCTACGTCTATCATATCTTGCATTGAAGGGTTCTCGGTATTTTCACCGCCCTTCCTTAATAAACCTTTGTTGTAGAACTGATAAGATAAACCCATAGGTAACTCACTAAGTACATAGTGTACCAAAGTATCTGCTATGTAGTTATCTAATAAAAGAACTTCGTTAGCGTTTAAGTTGTTAGCCGTTATACCTGCTTGAAGCCTGTTGTATAATGCGCTACCAAGTGCCGGTAAGATAAAAATATCTTGTGCGGTCTTAATCTCAGGAAGCACAAGTTTCTCGTCTACGTTAGCGTGTAAGCCAGAGCGGTCTTTAATATTCTGTACGCTTATGAATAATGTGTTTAAGCTCATTTGTTATTTTTTTCTCTTTACTACGTTTGTTTTCCACTCGTGTCTGCAACTTGGAGAAATTCTGCCATTGTCATTCCACCATCCACCGCCTCTATTCCATACGCTATAACCAAGCCTTGCACTCATTGATTCTATTTCGCTTCTACTATACATTTTTTTAGCATCTAATAAGTGTACGCAAAATGGTCTGCTTGTACCTTTGTTAGCATTACTAAAGCCTGACTTCCATTCATAAGAATAACGAATCAAAATTTCAGTTGTAGTAGGCTTAACTTCGCCAACAGTAATACCTAATGGCTTAACTAATTCCCTTTCAACAATCACATTAGAATCGTCACCTCTACCTATTGTCTTAGATATTGCTTTAATGATATTTCTTTCTTCTAAGCTCTTTATAATAGCAACTATTTCAGGAACAGTAACCTTTAAAACATCGGCTAATACCTCTGGAGTAATGTTCTTTTGTTTGCTAATTTGGTCTAATACGTTTGCTTCTAATTGGTTTACATCGGCAAAGGTTTGGTAGTCGTCATCATCGCTAAACCTTGACTTACTTTTAAACACTTCAAATTGCTCCCTATCTTCTCCAAACTCATAGAAAACCTGAAAATCATCTTCGCTAAATTCAAGCTCTTCAGCACCTAACCAAGTAGCAACCTCTTCGTCACTTAAAGCGTAACCGCCTTTTAACATTGAACTTGCTTGTTCTCTTGTTATTTTACCCTTGTTAAAATCTCTAATAATACGCTGCATATTTTGCCACTCTCTACCTTTCAGACCTTTAATATGCTCGTTTACACTTAAAGGATTTGCTGCCATTGGTTGTTCACTTTCAATAGGCAATCCGTATTTAGTAGGGTCTATACCAAGCTTCTCTAATATCCACTCTTTAGGTGCTACTTCTTTTATAACGCTTTCGCTAAACTCAATACCAATCGGGTCGGTAGGTTGTAACTTTAATTCTTCTGTTACACCTGCATATTGTCCAAGCATATTAAATACACCTTCTAATTGCATCTGCTTATAGCGTACATAGGTGTTATTAAATATCTCGTAGCTATCACGCATCTGCTGACGGCTTCCTAATTGACCCGGAGTAGCAATACCAAACAAATCTGGACTTGTAATTTGATGTCCAGAAAATAGGTTACTTTGTATAAGTTCGTCTACTCTACCAAAGTCCTCTTTAGTTAAATCACTCGCACCCAAATCATCTACAATAGGCTTACGAGTTACATCGTTTACAAAAGCAAGTAAATACTTTTTGCCGTCTGCACCCGTGTACATATTGTCGAACTGTCTGCTAACCGCTCGTTTCTCGTCAGGACTTGGCTCACCATTTGGTAAGGTAATAAGTTTACTGGCAGAAAACCCGGTTTGAGCATTTCCTAAAACGTGCTTACTTACTTCAACATCACTTTCGATGTAGTTTAAAGCACCGAAATAACCCGGTAAGCTATAAACATTCATACCCGGTCTGTATTCTTTTACATAAAGTATCTGTACACCAATAGGGTTTTTAGGATTAAACGCTGCGTATACTTCTGGTTTCTCTTGGTTGCGTGTAGCTTTCCAATCTTCTTTATACCAGAACTGAGTATTGTCTTTATTGGTTCTAATCTTTGTATAGTCACAATGCCATAACTCTGCGATTTGTTCGCCCATTACAGACCAAATAACTTGGATATAAGCACCGCCAAATAACTCAATATCTAAAGCAACCTTTTTAGTTAGGTCGTTTAAAGTTTCTTCTCTATTAACTTGCTTAACAATAGGCTGCTCACCTGCCCAACCATTACCAACAATGTAGTTTACTTTGCCTCTTACGATAGCATTGTGCTTGGCTGACTTGTTAAAAAGGTCTAATAGGTATTGCGGATAGTCATTATTTTGACCATACTGCATATAACCTTCTCCTTTTTTCTCTTTATATTCCGGTTGCTTTGCTTCCGCAAATGTCAATACTTGTATTTCCATTATTGTCTAATTGTGAATGTGCTTGTTGTTTCGTATTCTGTAAATGATATAGTAGTGCCAGATAGTTCCATAATGCCAGTTTCAAGCAGGTTTAAGCCTGTTGGATTAAGGTTTGATGTACTTGCTTGTTCGTAAACTGAATAGGTATATTGCCCGTTTAAACTCGTATTAAAGTGGCTATTGACTACAATGCTAAACTCGTTGTAACGTTCCTTGTATGCGCTTATATCCGTATTGTTTAGCTTAACAAACTTAACATCGGTATTTGTGCTTCTATTCTCAAACACAAATAGATAGTTTGGGTTAGTAAGCGTTTGCTTTTCGGTTAGTGTCAAAATGATATTTTGGGTTTGCCCTTTCGTTAATTGTATCATCATCTATAAATATACTAAGAGCCAAAACTTTGCAAAATAAAAAACCCCCGCCAAATTAATGACGAGGGCATCTATATACAAAACCAAAACAACCTAAGTTCCCGGAGTAGTTAAAGCTGCTGCTACACCTGAAGCAACCGCAGGAGCAAGAGCTGCCTCTGCACCCGTGAAAGTCAAAGTGTAACCACTTCTATCTCCTTCAGCCGTTCCTGTACCAGAGTTGCCACCAGTAAGGTCTAAGCCTCTTGTTTTACCTAAGTACCAGAATAAGCCATTGTTATCTTTGGCAACTGCTACTAAAGTGTTTTGAGCCAACAACAAGATTTCGTTTCTTGTGTTCGCTTGTAATTTGTTTAATACGATAGTTAATTCTGGAGCATAGAAAATAGTCCCGTTTTGTACGTTTGCGTTTACGTTCTCAACTAATTGAGAAGTACCCTTAACAAGTTCGTACTTATAGAACTTCTTACCTGCTGCCTTAACAAGAGCGGTAATAACACCACTTGCTTCGGTAGTTGAGGTAACATCTGATGCTGCTGCAAAATAAACTTCGGTTATACCGCCTAAACTGTCTTTACAATCTAAGGTATAATTTTGAGTTAAAGCACAAGGCATATTAAATTAATTTGTTAGTTTGAAAAAATGGGTAGGTGTATTTCAACCTACCCTATAAATTATGCAAGAACGAAAGCAGCAACTTCGTCTGGGAATGCAACGTTAACTCCCATTTTGAACTCACTTACAAAACGTACTTGGTCAGCTTCTTTAGCGTAGAAAATTTCAAACTTCTCTTCTTCATTCAATAAGTCAGTACCTAAGAACAAGTTAGATAAACGCATAGCGTAAACTTTGTTTGTTCCGTTAAGACCTGCAACTGCAATAACTTTGATTGTAGTACCCGGTAATACAAATTCGCTATCAGCTTTAACATCTATTTGGTAATTGAAGCTACCAGAGTTTTTAAGAGCGATTGTATAAGTACGGAATAAATCTTGACCACAGAAGATAGTCATATCGTCAGCAGCTACTACGTCAGCAGGGATTGCTCTGTAAACACCATCAAAGATAGAGATTACGTTAGCAGAAGTAATAGAACTTAAAGGCGCACCTGAAATAAAGGTAGAAGCGTTTGCAGCAACAACACCTGAAGCAGCACCGATTAACTTAACAAGACCATCGAACTTGTTTAAGTTTACGTTTACACTTGAAGTGTCACCTTGCCATAAACCAGTTTCTAATTGTGCAGCAATTGTCTTAGCTTTCTTATCAGCAAATTCTTGCTCGAAAGGAATGCTATCGTACATAGAACCTGTAGGTAAAGCTTTTTGTAAATACTTTGCTTCAAGGTCTTTAGGACATAAAGCTTCGTTTACTTTAATCTTACCCGGAGTTACAGTTCTTTGAGTGAAAGTTGTAGAACCAGAAGCATTGAAGCCACAAGTACCACCAGCTTGGAAGATAGCATCAGTTTCCATAATGTTAATCTTCTCGCTTGACTTTACACCAACCATAACGTTACCTGCGCTCTTAATAAGAGAAGCAGTTTTTGCACCCAATACAGACGAAGTTACTAATAGAGCTTCGTTTTCTTTTGTATAGTTTGCTAATGCAGATACATCAAATCCCATTTTATTTTATTTTTATTTGTTTAATAAAGCGTTTCTATATTTTTCAATTCTATCGTACTTCATATCGTTTGTAGTTACGTTAGAACTAAATTTGTTCTTTGGTTGCGCAATAGGTTCAGCGTTAGGTGTCTTAGTAAGTGCTTCTATAAGTTCAGCTACTTGACTAAAGCCATTCTTAACTTTTGCCTCTAATTGTGCTACTTGTGTTTTAAGATTTTCGTTTTCAGAAACTAAAGCAGCGATTTCGTCTGCCATCTTTTCGTCCATTTTCTTGCCCATTTCAGCCGGAGTTTCGTCAGCAATTTCTGCTTCTGCCTCTGGAGTTTCAATAGATACGATTTTAGAAGCCTCGTCTAAAACGATTTGTGTTCCGTCTGCTAATTGGTGTTCGCCCATTGGAGCAGGAGTTCCGTCTGCCAATGTAACTTCGCCACCGATAGCAAGTTCGCTAATCATAACCTTTGTACCATCCATAAGGCTATACTCTGCGAATGTAACAGGTACTTCTTCGATTGGTGCAGGAGCAGGTGCAGGAGCATCTACTATTGGCATATCTTCGAACAAAGCCCTAATTTGCATAATTGCATCTTTTGCGTTCATCATTCTTTTTGTTTAAATATTAATAAAAGATTTTGTTTATCATTTAACCCTTTGCAATATTTCCTTTATTGCATTCATAACCTCTTGCTCTTTAGTAGGTTTTGTCTTGTAAGTAAACAAACCCTCTACGCTAAAGCCTTTAAATTTGCCATCTTTAACATCGTTCCAAACCTCGTTATTGTCTACCTTAAAGCTACCAAACCAACTTCCGTCTGGTGCATCTTCAAAGCCTTTCATTGGTAAGATACCTCTGCTCTCGTCTGTAATAAAGCTTTCAAACATTGTAACACCTTCTACCTGTGCGTTAGGTGAGTGCATCAAGTTTACGTTTGATTGATAGCCTCTTTTGAAAAACTTTTGCGCAATCTTAAAAATAGTATCTTTAGAAAACACCACATAGTAATCACCATAAGTAGCATCACTCCTAAAGATAGGCATATCAGCCAACATAAGAGGACCAGAAATAATCCGCTTATCTTCGCTAACCACCTCAAATCGTTGTTGGTTTTTAAAAGCATTCCAGTTCTTTTGAATAGCAGGTTTGTCTACCAATGCAACGTAATCTACTTCTGCATCGTCATTCATATCCTCGCTAATGTCTAATAAATAAACAGGTAAGTCCATACTCGTAAATATTAAGTTTTTATAATTGTTATCATTTAACCAAATCTTGCCCTCTGCTGAATAGCTGCGATACGTTGCTGACTGCTTGTAACATCGCTCTCTACTACATAAGCTCTTGATGTTTGGCTACCTAAAGCATTAATAGATTGGCTATCTAATGTTGTTGTTTGTGCTTGTGGTTGTGGTGGAGCTACCGGAGCAGATGCGCTTAAATTAGCAGATGCACCACTTCCTGCACCACCCGGAACTCCCGGTAAAGGTGTACTAATAATCTTCTTAACGCTTAATAAACCTTGTGCAATAGTACTACCTGCTGCCACAAAGTTAAAAGGAAATGGAACATCCTTTAAGGCTCTTGTAGCACCTGTGTATGTATTCATTACCGCTTGTGCGATACTAAGTGCTTTACCTGCTGCTGATTCCTTTCCTACTATTTCAATCGCTGTGTTAATACCATTGTTAAGAATAGCTAACTTTTGGTCTTGCACCGCCCTTTCTAATGCAATCTTACCTGCTGCGGTTTGCTTATCAAAGGCTTCTAATTCGGCAGCCGTTGCTCTTCTTGCTGCTAAGTCCTTCCTTTCTAATTCTCTCCTTTGGTCATATAAAGCAAACTGGTCTTGGAATGTAGCCTCGCCTAAAGCTTTATTTAGTTCGTAGTCAGCTTGTGCTAATGCTAATGTGTCAGCTCTTACTTTAGCTTCCTTATCTAATTTAGCTTGTGCAATAGCTGCATCCAAAGTAGTAATTTGGTTATCTATTTCTGCCTTCTTTTCTGCAAAGGCAATCTCTGCATCTACCCTTGCTTGTGTACCCTTATTAGTATTGTTAATGTTATCTTGTAACCTTTTTAATTCTAAGGATGCCTCTTCTTCTGCTATTTGCTTTTTAGTAGTTTGCTTTAATACCTCGTCTTTAATTAAATCGGCATTAATTTTTCTTTGGTCGAGTGCTATCTTGTTTGTACTTGCAGCAACCGCTTTATCTAACTCAAGCTTTTCTTTTGCTAATGCAACTTGGTTAGCTAATTGCTCCGACCTTAAACCTGCAACTTGTGCTTCTACACCGGCTACTTCGTTTTGCGCTTCAATTAACGCAGCTTGTAATTCTACGCTTTGTTTATTTTGTGCAAGTTCGGCAGCAGCAGCAGCAACCCTTGTTTGTGCAAGTTTCTTTTGTGCTTTTTCTTGTTCGTCTAAAACTTTAGCTAATTGATTATTAGCTGCAATCCTTTCATCTACGCTCTTAAATTCATCATCTCTAATCTGTCTTAATTGCTCTGCTTGTCTGTCATACTTTTCTACAAGACCTGCTAATTGTGCAGCAGCAATCTTTGCACTATTTTGTAAAGCGATAGTTGCTTTAGCTTGTTCGTAAACCGCAGCTACGTTTATCTTAGATGCCTTTTCTACTACACCGCTAACAACCGCACCTACTGACTTAGCTGCTTCTCCAAAGTTGTTGTAAATATCCTTACCTGCTTCTACCGCATTCTTGCCTGTGTCCTTTAAACTGTCCTTTGTCTTGTTAATGTTTTCAGTAAGTTCCTTAATAACCTTTTGGTCGCCATCTCCTAAAGGTGACTTTTCCCAAGCAAGTTGAATCTCGTTAATTACTAATTTAAGACCATCAAAAGCTAACTTCAAAGGTGTAACGGCAAGAGTAAACACCCCACTTAATACCTTACCAAGTGCAGCAAAGCCATTTGTATTCTTGCCAACCTCAGATGTTACGTCTATAAAAATATCTACAAGGGTAGATATAATAGTAGATATTGTATTAAACACCGCAGCTACGCTATCGGCTACCTTTTGGTTCTTACTAAGCGCATCTTTAAAAAAGTTAAAAGCACCGGCTATAACACTAACTACTCCTAATGACTTAATCGTATTACCTAAAGACGAAAATGCTCCTTGTCCTTGTTTAGCCGACTTGGTAGCATCTTGGGTTTTGTCCGATAATTTATCTATATTCTTTTCCCCGTCTTTAGTATTAACGTTAATTTCGAGGTTAAATTTTTGATTTTCTGCCATAACTTATATTATTGGGTATCTTGTGTTTATCACTTTTAAAAATGATAGTTTAGTTGTGTTGTATTCCATCGGGTTAAAGTTCTCTACTTTGTTAAGCCTAAATAAAACCCCGTCTATATATACATACTTGCTAAAATCTAAATTAAATATATCTACTATGTCTAAAAGTCCAAAACAAGTTAATAGCTTACTGTCTTTGTTTGTAATTTCTGCAAGGTATGGACTATGATAATCAGCAAATAAATTAAACTCTGTAAAGTTAGCAGGGCTAAATTGTACTTCTTTAGGTGCGCCAAAGTTAATATCGCTTGTAGAATTGATAGGGTCGTTCAAGTGTCCTGCATAACCATAACTTGTATAAGTTCCTAAAGTTGATGTAGTGTCCATTATTTTCCAACTTGATACACCTGTTATTTTTTTGGTCTGCATTATACGAATGATGCTCTCCATTCTATCTTCTGCACTATTCGTATTCGACTTCTTATAAATAGCAGGGAATACTTTGTCTTGCCCTTGTTCTTGGTATAATACCGATGCAGCAAATATAACTTCTAAAACATCTGTTTCTTTTACAAAATCAAACTCCGTATCGTAAATTAAATCTCCATAACCTTCGGTATACTTCTTTCGATAGTTTTCATTATAGAAGTCATTGTCTTGCTTAAACTTATAGTTATAATAACGAGCATTAACTTCACTCATTGGCTTAATGCTTATAGGTCTTGCCCTATCTACTTTGTTAGTCCAATCTTCTGCGTTATCTGCCTTCTCAGGATAAAAAACCACATACGGACTAATAACCAGTTCCTTGTCGTTAAACTTATTCTCATATACATAAAGGTTAAACATCTTAACAATGCTTAAAAAGAAATCTCTTTGAAATATACCTTTAGGTATAGTATCGTTTACTTTAATAGTTTCGCCTAAGTTTACAGGTACTTGTGTCGGTGTGCTTGTAGTAACACCAAGTTCTCCTAATGTAATATCAAGTATAACCCCGTTAGCTACTATTTCAACTTGCATATAATCGCCATTCGCAAACGTTATTCCATTAGCAGTAAACTCGCAATTAAAAAAACTACTAACACTTGCATCGAAATCTTGTCTGCCTATTTCTGTGTTATTCTTTTTAAGTACAACAGAAAAGTTTGGTAATGGTGGATTGTAATACGTTACGTTGCCTCTTAATAGTATATTTATGTTAGTTGTAATTGTTGGTGCTGGAACTACTCCATAAGTAAATAACTGCCCTAATCCGTCAAGTGTAAAGCTACCTGCCGTTATCATTGTATATTCTACAATAGAACTAAGGTTTGTATTTATAGTTATTAACTTAGCTGCTGCGTTTAAACTTGTATTATTTAACGTTGATATGTTAATTTGGTTATGCGGTATGATAAGCCTTTTAAATAAAGGAGTATCAAAGAACGAGCAATCAAATGTATATTCTGTTCCTGCAAATATCTTTTGTATATACTCCTTAACATACAATGCCGGTCTAAAGGTTGTGTATTGAAAGTCCTTTTTAAGTACTCCGTATTGTCCTGTACTAACGTTCCCGTAATCAATAAGCGGATAGTAATAACCAGAGCCACCGGGATTATCCCAACTGGCACTTATATTAGCTGCGTTATAAGTGTGATTATATGCGCTAAAGTTTAAATCTTCTAAACGCTTATTGCCTAACTGATTAATAAAACCGCCAAGCTCTCCAAACACATTACATTGATATTCGATAGTTTCTTTGTCGATAACTATTTCCAATATTCGTAAAGTGCCTTTAAATATCTGCACCTTATCAATAAAGATTTTACAGTTAGCTTGTTTGGTTACGTTGTAGTTATAACCTACGTTTGGTAGTGAATTATAAGTTACGTTAGCATTATTAAGTTCGAAGATGTAGCCAAATATCAAATTGTTATTTGCCGTTCCCGGTATGCTTATTGTTTTGCTAAAAGAAGTATTGCGACTACCGAACTCGCTTACGTCATCAATAGCGTAAGTAAACTCGGTAGATATATCTTGCAATAAGTCAATCTTCTGCTCTTCGATGTATATTTCTGTGCTAATCATTATCTAAATTGGCTTGTTAAATACTTACCTACTTCAACTTCAATCTCAAAGTTAAATAGTTTATCTGCACTTTCTAACTTGTACTCGTAATTAGTTACAGTTATAGTAACAGGAAAATAAGCACCAAGTACTTCCATATAAACAATAGGACTCGATACGAGTTGAGCCAACCAACTATAATCTTGTTCGCTAACCCAATCAGAAGTAAGCTTATATCTATCTTTATGTTGGATAGCATAGTTAAAAGTCGTTTCGTTGTATCTGTTATATCCATCTATGTTTGTCATTTGCCCACCTACAAGCTGCCAATCGCTGCGCCTATATGATGCCCTTTGATATTCGCTTGACCTTCTATTAACTAAGGCAAACTTCTTTGTATCCCAACCGCCAAGCCTATTTAAGAACTCAAGGTTAAATTGTTGGTATTTAGGATAGCACTTATGTCTTATCTTAATAACCCTTGTTTGTGCTATGCCTCTTTTTAAATAGAAGTTATAGCCGTATGTGTTTTCGTTTATAATAGTTCCAGATGCCCAATCGTTTATGTGTCCGGCTTGTAGGTTAAACATATTGAATTGTCCGTTCAATGTTATGTTACCCGATACAGTATTAGTTACTGCTTCATTTTGTCCGACTACTTCAACCCAAGCAGAATAACCGCCCGTTGCTATTCGTAGGAAGGTAATGTAAAAGTTATCTCCGTATTCTAAAGTAATATTGTCTGTGTCCCTTTCCGTTAAGAAGTCATCTGTAAAGTTTTCTAATAGTAAATTATCGTAATAGTCCGATAGCACTAAAGGTGTTTGGTTCTTTGTCAAGAACACATCAGCAAACAATGGGGGTACAAAGTTATAAGCTGAGAAACTGCCAGATGCTAAGTTAGTTGTAGTTACACCGCTTACCTCTTCTCCTATTCTTAAATCGTAATCTACTTTAATCTTATCATTTGAAGCTACAAGTATTGAATTGCCTGAAGGCTCAAAGTAATTAGTTACGAAACTACGCACCATTGGTGATGCGTTAAAGACCCCATAACTACCCTCTGCACTTGGAGAAGGGAATACCTTAGACCTAATTACTTGGCTTCCGTTTATATAAACATCGTACACAAACTTAAAGTTTGTAGTTCCGCTATTAGTAGAACTTGATACGAACCATAGGTTATCGTGCATTGACGAGTATGGTGCAGGACTACTTGTTATTGTTATTGCCATTATTTATTTGCCTTTTATTTCTTTAGATATTTTAGCAGATGCCTTAACTGCATAGTCGCTTATAATAGCATAAGCTACATCTTGCGTAAATGTATTATTAAATACCTGCGCAATAGCGTTATCAAAGTATTTGGTCTGCTCAATACCCTTCTTCTTAATAGAAGAAGATATTGCATAAGCTAACCTTTTCTTGTTTTCCGATTCGCTTACTATTTTTTTAAGTGCTTGTTTTTTGGTTTCCGTCTTACTTACTTCGCCCTTCTTGTTTGTAGCTACACTATCAGCCTTAACAGTTTTCCTTGCTTTGTTAAGCCAAGCAAATATGTTAGCTGCCATCTTCCTATTAGGGTAAGGACTTTTAAAAGAGTAGGGTGTATTGCTTGGACTTCCGCTATCGTACCCCTTTACACCTTTATTGATATAATCAAAATACTCTATTTGTTTGCTGCCCATAGGATAGCCTAAGTTCAATGTATAAGTATTACCGAACTTAGTAATAACAGGTTGCGAAGGTTCGGCTAATGCGCCAGAAGAGATAGAACCAGACCTTTCAAGGTTATCTTGGATTGCATCGTTAAAGGCTATGCCGTATTCATATAGTACCTTCTCAAGTAATGGCAGTTCGTCTTTATTGATAATGCTATAATCTCCCCCTTCTATCTTATCGAAGTAGCCATCTCTTAAAGCCTTTAATTGATTCCTGCTAATACTCATACCAATAAATATATGGGCAGCCTAAAAATAACTAACCCCACCAAAAAAGGCAGGGTCAGACATCTGGGGAAACTACTATTTTATTTTCTTAATGGCTTCGCTATCAAAGTCCGATTTGGCTTTTAGGTAAGACAAGCTATTTAAGAAGTGTATTATTTTAAGCTCGTAAGCATCTTGTAAAGGTATGGCTTCGTACTCCGATACTATTTTAGCACAGTATTGCCATCCAAAGTATTCCATAAAATTGCTGCCACCTTTTGTGCCTTGTCCATCGGAATACCCCCCTCTAACAGGCTCTTCTCCAAAAAGTCCTGAGTAATTGGCATCCAATCGTTGAATACTTGATAAAAAAAAACAACCGAATAATAAACCTCTTTGAAATTGGCAAATAAAAAGTCGTTAGCATACTCTTGGTGCTTGTCAGAATCGTAAGGTAAGTCCACAAATTTAAGCCACTTCCTTTCTTGTGGTATGGTTACCGATGCAGCTACCTTATGTAAGTTTGGTATTAAGTCCTTACAGAAGTACTTGCTCTCTATATACCTTGCTGCGTTAATGTCTTTTGCATCTTGGATAAACCTATAATATTTTCCATTGGCTTTTACCCTTTGGATAGGTGTACCCTCGTAGTTGTCTTTAAGGAATATAATATCCGACCTGTATTTGTTTAACTTGTCTTTAGATAAGTTAAGCACTTGGTTATCCGTTAGGCTATTTACTATGCCTACTAACTTACACTCTAAGTCAAACTCCGACATATCTTCCGGTGGGTTTGTCATTAAAGGGTGCATTTGTTGGTACTGCCATACCGATATTTTATTCCAACTCATTTTCTTAGTTTTAACATTATCTCATAAGCAAGATGCCCACCTATGTAAGCTAACGCTGCCAAAGGTAAGCAAATTGCAAAGAAGTACAATATTTTAATTATTTTAATGATACGGCTACACTTGTTGTGCTACTCTTAGCAGGTGGGTAAACTCTTGTAACCTCGCCAGTAACTCCGTTAATAATATCAAGTCCTTGATGCGGAACTTTTTTAAGGAACTCTTCCATATCCTTTTTGGCTTTAGCTGCGCTATTGTATTCGTTCATTATCTCATCGTATGCAGGACTTTCACATTTGCTAAAGTCATACTTAACCCCTACTTCTCTAATGTTAAACTTTGCTCTCATATATTCAAAGTCCTTGCCATTTAATACGGCTGCTTGTAATACGGCATCTTTGTAATCCTTATTTGCCTTTAGGGTTTCAAGCATATCCTCTAAGGCTTTAACCTGAAGATGTGTTTTTAACGGGTCAAGTTCCCCTGCGTTTAAGCGTTCAATTAATTGGTAGGTAAACTCAGTCCTTTGTTCTTTTGTTGTTTCAAATATTTGTTGAAGTTCCATTTTATATTGTTTCGGGTTTGTAATTCTCAATGTCAAAAAAGCCAATTTCTGACTTATGTTCTGGTCTTCTTAATCTACGCTTAGAAGGTTCGTAACCCTTCTCGGTGCAGTATGTAAGTATCTCCAGATAGGTCGCATCAATGTTAGTCATCATTATACTAATCGGCTCACTTGCGTAATATTTGTCTATGTAATCTTTTGTTGTTTGGTTCATTATGTTTAATTGTGTAGTCAAATAATGCTGCCATTACAAAACCTGTTGCAATTAGCAGAAGGCAAATAGCGTAAATCATTTTGAGTAGATGTCTTGTAATTGTCCAATAAGGTAACAAGCTGCTAAAAATACGGCTAAAAGTTGTGCGGTTTCTTTTTTCATTGTGTTTGTGTTTTGATTAAATAATAACCAAATATACAAGTTTTTCACAATCCACCAAATATTTCTTAAATTTATTTTTGTAACCTTGTTGCAATTATAGGAAGGCATACCTACCCGTTCCACGTTTAAGGCTGAAGTTCTGCCAAGCCAAAGCCAAAGCCATTACGGCATCATCGTGAAAGCCTGAAGGTGCTGAGTACTTAACCCCCGTTGCCGTGTACATATATTCAAATACTTCAAGTTCCTGGCTTATTATCCCTTCAGGATAGCCAATCTTACCTTGATGTATAGCAGCTTGTAAGCCTTCCATTAGTTGTTGTTTACTTGAACTTGTAAACTTTAAGCCTTGTATCATTACCCCTTCTCTTTGTAGGTCTTCAAGTATCGGGTCGCCAACCCCCGTAGAATCGACAAGGATAGGGCATTTAGGCAGCCTAAGGATATTTTGCTTGGTATTGTGCCAATCCATTTGAAAGCGGTCAAAATAAGCCACATTCCCATCTTCGTCTAAACCTACGATAACTGTCCAATCGACCGACTTTGCAAGGTCAATCCCATAAGCTACAATCGGCATTGTTGTTACTGGGTGTAAGCACTTGCGTATATGTTGGCTTCCAAAAGGGTTTGCTGCGTTCTCAGCCGGGTTTGCCATATACTCTTGCTCAAACACAACCTCTGGGAGTTGTCTACGGGCATCGTCTATCTCTTGTGGGTCAATGTAAGGGTTATCGTATGTAGTAAACTTAAAGCTTTGCCAATCGGGTTCGGCTTTGCTAAACAAACTAAAGAAGTAGTTTTTGCCTTTAGGGGTGCTTAAGAATATAGCCTTGCCCTTGTAGTCCGTTAAGGTAGGTCTTATCGAGTTGAGCCACCCATCTTCAAGGTTAGGTATAAAGGAAGCCTCGTCTACTATTACCAGGTTAAACTTGCGCCCTCTTAAGTTGTCCAAGCGTTCGCCCGTAAAGAACTCGACCTTGCCACCATTCGGGAAGCTAATGTTTAAGTCCGATTTGTTATTTGGAAATGGAAGGCTATTGCATAGCTTCTCAAAGAATACCTTTGCCAATTTATAGGTAGGGGTTATGTAAGCAACCTGACCGCCTTTGATTGCGGTTGTAATGCATTTAATCTGGCTTAGTTCCGATTTCCCAAACCTTCTACCGCACATAACAACAATGTACCTGGCTTCGCAGTCAAGTATCTTCTTTTGATTTATATGTCCGTTAGGTAGTTCTATCCGCATTAAAGAATTGTCTTGCCGTCTACAAATACTATCTCTATTCTATTATCTGTTTGGATATCCATTTGTTCTTTAGGCTTACCATAAACACGGGTAAGTAAAGTTTCTAAACTATAAAGGCTGCCCTTCTCCAAGCTCTTACGCATAGCTGCTGCTATCGTCTTTTCAAGTATTGTTGCCTTCGGGTTATCCCATACTGTTTTGAGTTCCTCTAAGTCCATTGACATCATAGCCTGAATGGTGTCGTTTATCTCCGCAAGTTTATATCCCTGCTCTTTAAGTAGGCTTACATACTTCCTGGGTCTGCCGTTTGGGTTTCCTGATTGTCCTGGTTTGAAAGGTATTAAGTGTTCTTTGCTCATTCTGTTACGCTTCTGTTTTAACATAAGGTTGACCATTCCTTTTAACTTCTAATGTTGGGTCAAGTTTAATCATTCGGTCTATAATTGTTTGGCAGTAATTAGGACTCATTTCAACCATAAAACACTTCTTTTTAATTTCCTCACAAGCAACCATTGTAGAACCTGAACCACCAAATCCGTCAAAAACATTATTACCTTTTGTATATTCTTGTAATAAATCTGCGCACAACTTTATTGGCTTTTGTGTAGGGTGTACTCTTTTACCATTTTCCCCTTCCTTAATCATTCCGTTCCAAATTTGTTTTTTTATTCTTACTGGACTATCAAAAGAAGTCCAAGCCATTTCCCCATCAGCAAAATTATTGCTATTCATATCTCCCCTTTTATCCCATATTATCCAACAAGGTTTTGGTTCTAAAAAGTCGGTAAAATAGTTCCCACCCCATATTATATAATTTTCGAACCCTAATGATTGACAAGTATGATAAAACTCTTTTGCAGTTTCGGTTGTATCGTCTCCAATTATTTCTGCATAAACTCCATTTTTTGCTAAATTATCTCCACCTACTTTACCATTTTTACCTACTACCTTAATCCCGTAAGGTGGGTCTGTAAAAACCATATCTGCCTTTTGCCCGTTCATTAAATTAGCTACTTGGTCGCTATCCGTACTATCTCCACAAAGCAATCGGTGTTCCCCTATCTCAAATAAATCTCCTAATACTATATCGGTTTCAATTCCTCCGTCTGGAACTGCAAAGTCATCTTCCTCTGCTTCTATAACTTCTGCATCAAAGCCAGGTATGTCTAATCCCCAATCTTGTAATTGATCTGCATCCCAATTATTAGCTAAGTCGTTCCAATCCCACTCTCCATAACCGACGTTGTCTTTAACTATAAACTCCTTTTGTTGTTGCTCTGTTAATTCACTTGCTTTAATAATTGGTATCTCTTTAAGTCCTGCTTCCTTACAAGCCTTTAATCTCATATTGCCACCAAGTACAACCATATCGTCATTAACTACAATAGGTCTAAGGTTTAGCATTTGTGGGAACTCGTTAATTGACTTTACGAGCTTTGCAAACTTATCGTCTTTAATTATTCTGGGGTTGTTAGGGTTTGCTTTTACTGTGTTGATTGGTACGTTTTGTATCATAGTATGCCGTTTATTATATCGTTTGCTTCGTCTATTGCATTCTGTTGTTCAATGAAAGTGTCAACGTCTGCTATGTGCTTATTGATTAAAGTTTCTGCCATCGCATAGGTGTAGTTACCGATTGTGGTCATATCGTCTCCATTTTTACCTGTCTTACATACCGCAAGGAAGTAAGCTTTGTTTGTTAATAAATACCATATAGCCCATAACTTTCTCATCTGCCTTGACCTCTATAAGATTTTTCTCTGGGCGTGTGCTTATTAAAGGACTTCTTTGCAGAGCCTCGTTTTCTTTTCCCAAAGCTAATTTTGTTCTTATTCTCGTTACCCTTTGCCATAATTCTTTGCGTGTATATCTTTTAAAAACTCTTTATATTGTTTCTTGTCTCCGTATTCTATATGGCACTTTCTACAAAGTCCCATCAAATTGGCAATCGTGTCTTTGTCTTTGCTGCCACCCATTCCCCTCGCCTCAATATGATGTATGTCTACCGCTTGTGAGCCACACACTTCGCAAGGAATGAAGTCCGTTTTTTTATACCCCATTCCCTGCAAATATATTTGTGTGTGTTTCTGCATAGTTTCCCCATTAAATTTTCCGTTGATTAATAATTAAAAAATTTAACTATGCAAATTATTTATTGTCTATTTCTTTTAGTTTGTTAATCGCCCATTCTACACCAGAAGTTCCGCCCCAAGCGTCCCACATTAAACCGCCACAACCTTCACTATAAGGCACATCTTTATGTTGTTGGTGTCTTTTAAACGAAGCCATACGAGCAATCGTATCTCTACTAATCGGTTCACGATTTGCCAACTGTCTTGCCCTTGCCTTACCAGTTGCTTCTCCGCACGAACCCCAACCATTTTTCTCAGCCCATTCTATTGCCCTCTTTGCGTTGTTAGTTGCTGACTCAGGATAATCGGTATAGCTATCTGCAAACTTGCCACCTGCAAGAATAGCCTTCCAAACTTGGTTAGCCTTCTCTTCGGTATCGTAAACGCAACCGCCGTTACCTATTCTATATTTCCCGTTTGAGCATTTTATTACTGGCATAGTTTACTATAAATATACTTTCGGTCTAAATTTATCTCGTCAAAGTTATACTTCTTTTGGCAGAACTCAAACAACTTCTGTCCGCTTTCCTTTCGCATATCCGCATCGCTCACTAAATCTTTGATGTGTTTGTACCAATCCTTCTGACTTTTAACGTAGTGTACCGGCATATCTAAGTACGGATTGACATAGCTAACAATGGCAGGGTTCTTTTTAGAAGCCGTTTCTAATACTTTTAGATTGGACTTCATAGCGTTAAACTTGTTATCAACCAATGGAATAACTGAAATATCGCTATCCGTATAAGCACCCATATATTCCGTAACCTTTGCGTAATTATAAATCGTAGGGTTTAGCTTTAGTCCGCAAGTAAAGGCATCAATCATTTTATCCCATATAGGTTTCTCGCCGTCATTGTAACCTGCAATAACAGTTCTTATATTCATACCTTGTAGCCTTTTGAACGGCTGCCTTAGTATTTCTAAATCTCTTTCGTGCGTTCCGCTACCGCTCCAAAATAATCTAACCTTGTAATCTTCGGTCTTGTTATCCTGGAACTGCTCTTGCCCGTAGGGTAAAGCGTTTGGTAATATGTGAACGTTCTTATTAAATGGTGTTATCTCCCCTGCTAACCTTTCGTGTGTGCAGGTACAAAGGTCAGCAATATTTAAGTAATCGGTAATTTGTTTGCCTATGTTATTGTACTTATATCGGTAATACAATAAATGCGTTTCGCTAAGTTCCCAATGGTCGTCATTATCGACTACTAACTTAAAGCCGTACTTAGTGCGCCAAGTGTCTATTTGCTTTGCATCTATCTCGTTAAGCATTCTATTCATTAACACAATATCCCAACCCTGCTCTAATAACTCGTCATTAAGTACATCTGTTATAAGTGCGTACTCCTTTTCTAAGTGTACTATCGGCATCATTATTCGGTGCAGTCCTACACCTGAGTTGGCTGAAGTTATACAAAGTATTCGCATCTTACATTCTTTTGGTTGTGATATATGTCTTGGTATTTTTCCCAGACGCTTTGCGCCCTTTGTAAGCTTTCGTCCTTCATTCGTCTATAATCAGTTCCGTTGCCGACATCGTGTCCTATATGCTCCGACCTCATATCCGGTAGGTAATAGTTAGTAAAGCCTGATATTGTTGCTCGTTCTCCGTAATCTCTATCCTGCATTCCGTAGGGGTCATACTCCTCATTGTAACCGCCAACCGCATCTATAAGCTCACGAGTAATAAAGTTATCTCCAAAAGGTGTATGCGTTTTATGAACTCCGTCTACTATTGGTGGCAGTTCCTCTACACAATGTATTCCTATTATGCCGGTCTTTTCTATTCGTTGTGCAAACAATACAAACTTAGCTAACCAATTCTCAGGCAGTAAAATGTCATTCGCTAATAAACAAACTGCATCGTAATTAGTAGTAAGCCTAAGTCCTGCGTTTACTCCTGCTGCTATGCCTCTTTTTTCTTTTGATAAGTCATAACCGGCAAAAGGGTAGTTAAAGTTTTCGTGCGTATCGCTTCCGTTATCTATTAAAAAACAATCAGCATTGTAACCAGAGTTAAAAAAGTTTTGGTTAATTACACGCTGCGTTAAATCGTGCCTATTTTGTGTAAGTAATAAAATAGCTACTTTCATTATCTTATGTTTGAGCCGATTTCTCGTGCAGGAACTCCTGCGTATTTAGTATTTGGTTTTGCATCTCCTTTTACAAATGCACTTGCTCCTATCATACAATTTTCTCCGACGTGCGTAAATTGATGTAGAACTGCGTTAAGTCCTATATTAGCACCCTCGTCAATAATTGAGTGACCGCCTATCTTAGCACCGCAACTTATTGTTACATTGTCAAAGATTTGGCAATCGTGTCCGATGTGTGCGTGTTTCATTATAAAGCAACTATTGCCTACAAATGTATCTATCTCAGTTCCTGCATCAATAGTTACAAGACCTGTAATTACATTGTTATTGCCAATATAAACTTTGCCTTTTTCTTTTTCCCAGAACTTCTTGTGTTCTGGTTTGTCTCCTATTATACAATAAGCACCGATGTAGTTGCCATCTCCGATAATTACGTTGTCGCCAATAATAGCGGTAGGGTGGATAAAGTTTGCCATTCTTTTATTTTTTAGGTTGTAAATCGTACCATTCGTAAAGCCTTTTAATCATATCAAAAATACAATGGCTGCACCATACTGTCAATATGAAATCTGGACTCATATACTTTCGGTATATATGCTCATACATTTTTAAGATGTCTAAATCTATATTCCTAACATATCCGTTCTGCACCATTTCGTAATTAGGTCTATGCAGGTCTAAATATTGGCTATGTTCTATTTCCATAAGTTCCACATTATTTTTGAAAGTAAAGGTGCTAACACTCCTGGTATAAATACAAACGCAATAATATCAGTACATATTGCAGGTAATAAATATAAAACTAAACCTGTCCAAGCTGCTAAACAACTCGTGCAGCTAAACGGCTTAAAATCTAATTTCCACTTTCTATGAAATTGATGTATCTCTACAAAGAATATTGCGAAACATATTGCTGCTATAATTATCATTTTCGTAATTGTTTTTTAAGTTCACGTTTAGTTAGTTTTAGTTCCCTATGAATTGACATATAAGGTATCCCTGTAACCCTGCTTAGTTCTTTAGCGTTGCAGTTATGCTTAATAGCGTACACTCTTAAAAGTTCTGCTTTGTACCAGTGCATTTTAGATAACTCATCTTCTACTTTATTTAGTAAATCTTCGTCTCTATCGTGTACTATCAATTTAACCTCTAAAGGTTTGCGGTATGTTCTATAAAATTGGCTTGTATTACTTTGCATCATATTAATCATAGTTCTAACCAAGTAGAACTTTAATACGTTACGGGTTCGCATATCTATTAAACGTTCCTCGTCCATTTCACATAGCACCTTAAATAGTTCGCTTCTTAAATCTTCTCGTAAATCTTCAGGCTGCATCTTTTCTATTGCTTCCTTAAGTTCTCGGCTTTCCCAAAGTTCTAATATGATGCTATTCTTGTTCATATTCTTTTAGGATTAGTTTGCCGTTTTCTTCGGTTGCTATGTAGCAAAAACAATTACCGCTCTTTGCTAAGTTTAAGAATGCTATCTGATAGCTGCTTAATTTATCCCCTATTGCTTTTATTTCGCAATAAACCGCAACCCCTGTTTGTGTATGAAATCCTACCACATCTGGAACTCCTTTAAGACCTATGAAGGTGCGCCCTCGAACCGCAAGATTGTTATTGCGCCATACAAAGCACCCGTTTTTATTTAGAGTTTGGATTGCTTGTTTGGTTAATTCGTTTGCGGTCATATTACAAAACTATATTAAGAAAATGAAACTTTACCATTTTTAATTTGCAAATCAAAAAATAAAGCTACGGCTACGGCTCTTGCCTGGTTCTTTAACCATTGCTCAGTCCATTCGTCTCGGTACTGCTTAGCGCTTATTATATCCATTTTATTAGCCTTGAAGGTAATAATCTCCATAAGTTTCTTTTTAGCAAGTGCGCCATCTTCTTTTGTCCATACCTTAATGCCTGAACTATTAAGCTTTGTAAACACACTTAATGGGTTAAATAACCTATCAAAAGTTCTATTCTCAAGCAGCTTATATTCTTGATAACTGTAATCAATTATTTCTAAATCGGTCAAGTGTGGTATTGCTTCTACTCGTTCTTGTGGCATCATTTTTCTTACTTCGTTTGCTTTTTTCTTGTACCTATCCATTACTTGACTAAAGTATGCAGGACTAAAGTTTTGGTAATGGTCTATAAAGTCATTAGCTACCATTTGCTTAAACGCTACTTTAACTTCATTTATTGTAAACGCTCCGTACTCGGTTCTTATCCAATCCTCTAAAATTGCTAACTTAACTTCGCCAGGATTGTTAATACCCACAAGCTGCATCAAGTAAACAAGGTTTTGTTTAAATATGGTAGAGTTCAGATTGCGAACTCTCTCCCCCGAAAAGCTTTGCATAATCTCCTTCTCCATAGGAAGTAGAGTGGATATAGTTGTAGTTTCTAAGGTTGTCGAGTTCGTGCTTATTAAGTTTTGGCTTATTGTTTGTAGTTCCTTTTGCATCTTCTTTTAAATTAAATAGACCTTTCCAACCATTTGCCATTGATTGATTAATTATTTTTATGGCAATGTCTTCGTGTCCTTTTGATAAAATTAGTAATTCTTTTAATGTTGCAAGTTCACTTTGGGTTGTCCTGTATGTAAACTTAAATTGTTTTTTCTTATAATCCTTCCAACTAAACCATAATTTTTCAAAATCCTTAGAAACAAAAGGTAGCTCTATACTTTCTTTTATTTCTTTTATATCCTTTACTTTACTTTCCTTTATAGCATTGCGGTCGCATTGCGGTGGCATTGCGTTTGCATTATTTGTGCTGCTATCCCATCGTTTAAAGGCATTTTGTCTGGCTTTTTTACTCTTCGTATCTCGTTCATCCATACGTTTTTGTACTGACATACTACCAAAGTTTTCGCCTTCAAATACAAATAACCCGAAGTCCTGTATTACGCTTCTAATTGTTTCGCTATCCACTCGCATATCATAAGCAATGCCATCGCAGTCCATTCGCAATGCGTTTGCATTATTATACAAGTCCTCAATGATTGTCCAGAAGATGCCGTAACCAAGCATTCCGTGTTTCCTAATAAGGAATTTAATCTTCTCATCGTTCCGACTATTATAGTCGTGTGAGAAGTAAAAGGTTTCTTTTGCCATAAAAAAATAAACCCCGATAGCTGCGAACTACCAGGGTTATTATTATTTAACCACTAAACACATAGGCGGTTCGCAGTTCGTCTATGTGTCTTTTTTACAAATATAAACTAATTTTCCGTAATTTCAATCTTTTGGCAAATTCTTTTTAATTTGTCCTTAAACCAATCTTCCGTGTCAATTAGGTTGTTTGCTTGTTTGATATTGTGAATTGCGGTGGTATGGTCTTTAGTGCCGGTGTAT